GTTGTTCTTATAGGGTGTATATCGTAAAATATACCTCCTGAATAAACATATAAAATTCTGTTCGTACCAAGTGCAGCGTATTTAATACCTGCGTTGTCGTCAAAGTGATGAATTGCTCTACCTGCACCAGTTAATTTGTTCTCCCCTAACTGTTGCCAACCACCTATTTTTTCTGGTGAGCCGTATCTAAATCTAACATTATCACCATCAAACCATTGGCCCTCGGCCCCGGTTTCTGTGACTTGTTTGTTGAATCCTGGTAAAAACCCTAATTTTTGTAGCATATAAAAACCTGTTTATTAGGTGTTATATCAGATTGTAAGTGATTTCAATAGATTTAAAGCAGAGGGAGTCAGTGGTGGATCTTCCCCCTGCAAGCTAAAATTATAGACTATTTTTTAACATTAGTCAACTTAGTCGTTTTAAACCAACCCGGTAGACCTATCATAGGTCTGCCATCAAATTCATTTTGTTTCGCTAATTTAGAATTTTTTCTATTGTAATGTAAAAAAACTTGACCACAATTTTTTCCAACAAAAGGCTCTCTCCAATGTTCTAAATCACAACCAGAATATATTAACATATCTCCTGGTTTTAAATCTATTTTAATACCTGCACCACCTTCTCTACCTGTAGGGTCTACGTATATTGGCCATGGATCTCCTCCTAGATTTAAAGTGGTAGATACTTCGCAAGAATACCTATCTTTGTGTCTAGCAAGAATATCCCCTGGTTTGTATATCCTCGCATAGGAATAAGTTTCAGATAATTTTAATCCTGTGTGTTTTTCCATTACAGGTTTTACTTCTTGTAATAACGTTTCCATTGCAAGATCTGCATAATGTGAATAAGTATTAGGAACTTGTGGATCGTTCCATATACCAAAGTATTCTGTAAATGGAGAAATAAATTTACTATCAAATAATACTTGAGCTACATTTTTTTTATTTAAAAAATACTTATAAATAAAATTTGCAAGTTCAAGTGAGATAGCTTTTCTTAATACTGTGTATTTATTTTTTTTGAACGACATTTAACACTCCTTTTGGTATTGCTTGTATATTCCAATGTATGAATCTAAAAGGTTCATAACCCATATCAACAACATATTGATGGGGCATGTACGATGGAAAAAACATCATACGACCTGGTTTTACTTGATAATGAACTTGAGATGAGGCATATGAAATAATACTTTTATCTTTTTCTGGTAACAGATTCATTAAATTACCTGGTCTTGGATCTTCAAATATAGGCAAAGATGTTTTTTCACTGCCTTTTAAAAAATAAAATCCAGATATGTGGCCATTCCAGTGTGTATGTAATGTATGGCTTCCGCCTCCATTTTTTGCAAATTCTTGAACCCATAACTCTGTAACAAATAGTTGAAAATTACTTAAATCAAATCCCATTTCAATTAATAAGTTGTGTGCAGTAGCTCCTATGTAATTTTCTAAACCTGTAAACGCAGGATCACCTATTAAAGTTGTAGAATGAAAGACTTGTCCCATGTCTCCTTTATTTCCAAATTTTTTATTTCTTTTTTTTATTTCTGGTTCTAAATTTAATTTAGCCTGTTTAATGTATGGATCTGATGCTTTATTTAATGATTTAACAAAACCTGGTTCATCTGCATACCAAATAGGACATTTAAAATGATCTTCTCTAGCTAAACTTTGCGGATATTGTAATTTTTTCATAATTTATTTAAATGGTCGTCCTAAATTCCAAACTACTAAACTATATCTTGTTCCTTTTTTAACAGGGCATACTCTATGCCATATACTTGAAGGAAAAACAACAATAGAACCTCTCGGTAGTATTTCTGTACATTTGTGAATATTACGTTTTTTATCAGGGTCCCTATTTCTAAAATCAAATTCTAACTCTCCACCTTTGTAATCTTTTGGATCTGATAAAGAACAGGTTACTGAAAGCTTTCTTGTTTTACCATGTAAACCCATATCATCGGGTCTATTATAAACACTATCCCAACTATCACAATGCCAATCATAATATTGACCTTTGTTATATTTTGTAAATTGACATGCCTCAGAATAATCCCACTCAAAATTCCATCCAGCGCTTGCATTAGCTTGATGAACGTATGGTTGTATTTCTTTATGTATCCACCTTTCATTTAACCAAACTACATTAGAATCTCTTTTTTTCTTTAAATCTGTAATATCTTTTCTAGTTAAATTTTTTTCTTTTGCATTACCTGTTAATGCCATTTGATCTTTTATTGATTGTGCATATTTAATTAATTCATCACAAAACTTAGGACTTAATGCTGAAGTAAAATACCAATAGTAATTTTTTAAATTCATATTTCTTTATGAATTAAACATACACTATTATAAAAATAATTAAAGAGTTAAAGTTCCAGTGACTGTAAATCTAGCAGTTTTTGTTGAACCACAAGTAACAATTGAATTTGTACACGGTGTTACAGCCATAGATGGTGGTGCATTAGTAATTCTAATTGCAGCAAAACCAGATCCACCCTCTCCAGCACATGTGCATCCAAAATTACCACCACCGCCTCCGCTTCCTGTATTAGCGGTTCCATTTCCACCAGCTGCACTTGGACCAGCACCAGCTCCACCACCACCAGGTCCACCGTCTCCTGGATTAGGATTAGGTGTACATCTAGCTCCACCTCCGCCACCACCGGCTAAAGTTCCTGAATTAGGTAAAGGAGCTCCTGGAAAACTTGGTCCAACAGATTTACCGTTTCCACCATTACCACCATGATTATTTCCTGAGCCTGATGTAGGATTGTTTCCAGCTCCACCAGCTCCGCCACCACCAGCAGCTGCTACTGTTCCTGGGTTAGCTCCATCTCCACCATCATTTCCAAAACCATAAAAAGCACTATAACCAGGTTGAGATGGTTGAATAGCAATTCCTCCTGATCCAGTTGCTCTATTTCCACCACCACCAGATCCACCATCTAAACCTGAACAACCTGCACCTTTTCCACCACCCTTAGCAACTAAAAAATTTATAGTCGAGTCTTCACCTGTAGTTCTTTTAGCGCCACCACCACCGATTGTAATAGTATTAGTCCCTGTCGTTAAAGCTAAACTATCCGGGTGTAGTATAAGACCACCAGCTCCGCCACCACCAAAACCTACATCAAAACTTGTTGGACCACCGCCACCACCACCGCCAGCTACTAATAATACAGTAGCACGAACAGCTGTAGCGCTCGTGTCTGCCCAATTACCATTTACAACTGCAGATCTTTGAGAACATAAACTCCACATCCCACTTGCTTTTGTTAATTCTTTTATAAGTACAATTCCTGAACCACCAGCTCCACCTGATCCTGAAGGATTTCTAACACCTCCACCTCCACCACCAGTATTAGATGTACCAGCACCACCACTAGGAGCAGGGTTTGCTCCACCTCGTCCACCACCACCAGGTCCTGGATTTCCTCCAGTACCACATTGAACTGTTCCACCGCCACCACCTGCGTATAAACCTGAATTTGGTAAACTAGGAGCTGGTCCCATAACAGGACTAACATCTTTTCCTGCACCACCTGCACCTGTTGCACAGGCTGCACCTGGTCCACTACCATCTGGAAAATCTCCAACAAAACCTACTGAGCCAGCACCGCCACCACCGGAACCTCCAGTGTTACCACCACCTGGATCTGGGTTTCCTGTTTGACATGCATTACCACCTGCGTTTCCAAAACCAAAGGCTCCTGAGTCTCCTGGTTGTGAACTTTGTGTAGCGCATCCACCAGCTTGCCCTGGAGGAACTGCATCTCTTGAAACTCCACCGCCAGAACCACCATCTACACCGCATCTATTACTAGCAGGTGAACCTGGTCCAGTACCACCTCCACCTCCACCTTTAGCTGTTAAACAAAAAACTGTTGTATCACTACCTGTGCCACCTTTATTACTTCCTCCTGCAGCTGCTCCGCCACCACCAACAGTTATAGGATAAGTTGTACCACCACAAACAGCAGTGCCTGGGTGTAAAACCATACCTCCACCGCCGCCACCACCTCCAGCATTTCCACCACCTGCTCCACCACCAGCTACAGCAGTTACAGAAACTACTCTTGTTCCAGTGTTTGTAATGTAAGTTGGCGTTGAGGATGATACAGGTGTTAAACCATCTAGTCCTCTAGATGATTCATTTTTTTTACCTATTACTCCGCCGTTTAAAGTTCCTGCTGTTCGCATTTAATTTAATCCTTTTAACTAGGGATCCAGACTAAATTACTATGATCCCAATTGTATTCGTTTCCGTTTTCGTCTTTACCCATCCATACTTGCCCTGACTCATCCCAAAAACAACCTATCTCAATTTCATTATAAACTGTGGTTGAAGGGAATGGAATTGGCGCTTCCCAATCATGGGTAGTTTCATTTAAACTCCATGAAGGAAATGGTTGTATTGATATGAAAACATCATCTTCAGGGTCATAGGTAAAGCCACGTCCTGCGTATTGTTTTCTAAAATTATTGTTATAAGATGTTTGCACCCACTTAACTCCATTTTCAGAGTTTCCAAAACTTGTTTGTATAAATTCAGCTGCTTGTTCTGATTGATCACCACCGTTAGCATCAACGTCATTATTATCAAATACAAGCACTCTAAGTACTTTATTATCCTTATCTATTTCTGCAAAATGTGCCATATTTTTTTCCTAATACCTTATATATATTATACTCCCCACTGTCCATTAATTCTTCTCTCATACTGTTCTTGTTGATTAAATACTCCGGATGCTATTAAAACTGTTTTTTCTACAATCACAACTCTTCCTGATCCACCATTACCACCACCATTAGCTGGACTAGGTGTGTTTGGACCAAATGATCCTGCTCCAGCACCACTTCCAGAATTATCGGTTGCATTACTTGCATTTGATGAACTAGGTGTGGGCTGACCTGCTGTAGCTGTCGGACCACCTGCGGCTCCGCCACCACCTCCGCCACCACCTGCTGAGTAGTGAACACAAGATCCAGTTATGTTTAAAGTTATACCTGCACCACCTGCACCTCCACCACCAGGAGCACCAGCGCTACCTACAGCATTTTGACCACCGCCACCACCACCGTGTTGAGTAGGGGCTCCACCACCATTCCCACCATTATTACCTTGACCAGGAGTTCCAGTTCCACCAATACCTGTTCCATCAGGTTCTCCACCAGATACAGGCTGAGGTCCTGTTCCACATGGACCATTAAATGCTGCTCCAGCACCTGAACCACCATCACCACCAGCAGCTCTTAACCAATTGTATGGTACGTTTCCACCTGTTCCACCACCGCCACCACCAACAGCGCTAGCTATTGTTGTAGTAGGACTGGCCAGTGAACTATTATTACCAGTTGCACCATTTCCATTAAATTGAGATCTTCCATTACCACCGCTTCCAACAGTAACAGTAAAATTAGTAGAGGCACAAATAGTTTGATTTGTTCCTTGTAAAAGACCACCAGCGCCACCACCGCCACCCGCAATAGCTCCACCACCTCCTCCGCCTGCTACTACTAAATAATCAATAGCAAATACAGTTGAGGGTGATGAGTACGTTCCTGTACTTGTAAAATCTTTTATTGGGGATGGTGATGCTATAGAATTACTAATTACTATATCAGGTCCAATTATTCCGCCATTGCCAGCCATAATTTAAACCTCCTAGTCGTCTATAACTTCATAAGATATAATTAAATCTAAATCTGATGCTACACTTGCTCCACCTTTAAGTACATCTGCTTCCATTAAATATATCGGAGTATCCAATACAACTAATGAAGCATCTGCTGGAACTGAAATTGTTTTTGCTAAAAAGAAAGTTCCTGAAGTGTCGAAGTTTGTAACACCTGCTGATGTGAAGTTAGATTTCGTTATTGATAGTGTTAAGTCTGCTGCATTTGTGCCATCTACGTTTGCACATACAATTCTATTTACTTTTAAAAGTTTACCTGTTGTTACAGTTAACAAAGTTGTAGTCGTAGTGGCTGTTAAATTAAAACCAACCGACTCACCGTTAATTGTTGCTACATTTACTATATTTGGATTTGCCATAATTTACTCCTTTTAACCGAATACGATCGCCATTGCAATAGCTTTTCCTGTTGTTATACCTGCACTTGCAAACGATAATGTTCCCGCACCATCAGAAACCAAGGCTTGGCCTGAAGAAGTAGCGTCTGCGTCAGGTAATGTTAATGTTACACTAGAACTTATAGTTGCTGGTGCTTTTAATGCAAAAAAGTGGGAATCATCTGCATCTTTAAATTTTAATGGGTTTTGATTAGATAACCCTATTTCTGAAGAATCAGCTAATACATCAACTACATTAGTTCCATCTGAATAAACAATCTTATGGCCTTTATCTGTAGTTGCCCAAGTAGTTCCAGTTCCTGTTGCAGTTTTTAATTGAACAGTTTGAGCCCCTGTTGAAGCATTGTGAGCTATATAAAAATTTTCTACACTATCTGGAACAGTAACAATTGATGATCCTGTTAGAGCACCTGTAAGTTGCCAAACTCTATTTGCAAGAGTTGCTCCAGTCCCACCATCTGTTTTACTTAAAGCTAAAGTTCCACCGTTAGTTAAAGCTTGTGCTTGATAACCACCTGAAATTTGTTGAACAATTTGTAGGTTTGTGTTTGTTTTATTTCCCCAAGTACCGGCGTTTTCACCAGTAGCCATTAGTTCAATACCTAAATTTGTAAAACTTGATGCCATAAAATTCTCCTATTAAGCAGCCGTAACATCTGTATATGATGTATTTCCACTTACGTCAACATCATTATAACTTGTATTTCCACCAATTACAACATTTTGATATGCTTTAACTCCAAGTTGTCCTACACTAGATACAGCTTCTTGACCGGTTAATCCAACAGTCATTTCTGTAGGCGCAATAGCTCCTAGATTTGACGTTAAATTTTGACCTGATAAAGTGTAAGCAACTTCTGTTACTACTGATCCTACACTCGTTGTTGCTACTCCAGCGGAACCAATACTAAATACTTGAGCGTCTGATACAGCAATCTCACCAACACTCGAAGCAGCTCCCACTCCAGTTAATCCCATTACATCAGCTGGTGAAATACTTCCTTGGCTTGCAGTTGCTGATTGTCCGGTTAAACCAACAGCTATGTTATCTAAAGCTATAGCTCCTACGGATGAAGTTAGACCCGATGGGGCTGTTAAAGAAATTGTAGGAGATAAAATAATATTATCAAGAGATCCAACAGAAGTAGTTGCAGTTACTCCAGTTAATCCCATCACGTCAGCTGGAGAAATAGATCCTACAGATGAAGCTAAAGCTGATGGCGCTGTTAAAGGTTCTGTTGCACTTAAAACACTACCCCATCCATTTTCACCCCAATCAAGCGTGCCCCAACCAGGAAAACGTTCTATGTCTACAGATCCAACTGATGAAGTTAAAGCTGATGGTGCTGTTATAGGAACTACTAAACCACTAGCACCCCAGTTTTCAACACCCCAGGTATCAGATCCCCACCCTTGTTCAGGAAATGCAGTAACAGAACCGATATTAGAAGTTGAACCAGTAGGTGCAGTTAATATTTGTGTAACAGTAGAGCTACCATAACTGTTATCGCCCCAAGAGTTTGCTCCCCAGGTATTCGACATAAGGATTTACCTCCTTATGCTATTCTAACTATAGCTGTTGTTGCT